TAGATCAATACTAGAAGATGGTGTTGAGTATGATTCAACAGCAGATGGGTCAATCGTATCTAACGAAAGAGAACCTTTGCATGGACTTAGAAGATTAAATAGATGATACAATTATTACTTGTTCCATTAAGAATCGCTGGTGGAATGCGTATAGCTTCCTCAATAGGCGGTAATAGAGATCAAAAACTTAGAGGTGATATTCAACTTGGAATGAAAACTAATTCTAAGGAACTATCCAAAAAACTAGATAAGTTTCAAAGCAAATTATCAAGATCAATAGATAAGGGTGTTAGACAAGCTGGTTTTCAATTATTAGAAATAATAAAAACAAAAACAAAAAAAGGTTTAGATTTTAAGAACGATCCATTTGCCGCATATTCTGAGGGTTATAGAAAAAGATTACAGAGAGAAAAAAGACCATTAAAAGTTGATCTTCATTATGACGGAGATATGCTTCGGTCTTTAACACCAAACTCTACAATAAAAAAAACAGGCAGACATCAAGTATCTCTTGCTTTTTCAAACGCAGAACAAAGAAAAAAAGCTTTATTTAACCAAGTTATGATGGGTAGTAAAAATAGAGTTTTTTTTAAATTTAACAAAAGGACAGAAAAGATTATAAATAAGTCATTTGAAAAATTTATAAAAAAGGAACTTAGACTATGAGTGTAAGAGAAAACATAGCATCAAATTTATTGTCTGTAATATCAGCTATAAGTAGCCCTATAACTATAAAGAAAGCTACAAGACAACCTTTTGATTTAGATGAATTGTCAGATAAACAATATCCAGCAGTTATTGTTCAGACATCTGAAGAAACAAGAGAAGATGAAGAATTAGGGTCAGGTGCAAAAACAAGATTAGCAACCATAGATTTTGTTGTATCAGGATTTGTAAAAGGTGCAGAATCTAATATTGATACAAAAAGGAATGAATTAATTACAGCGATTGAAACTGCTGTAGAATCTGATATTACTAGAAGCAACAACGCACTAGATACAATGGTTGTAGCTTGTGAAACCGATGAGGGTACTTTATTTCCTATTGGTGGTATAAGAATGACTATTAGATGCGTTTATAGTTATCAATCAGGAACACCATAGGAGATAATATGAAAAAAGATAAGATAATTGATAAAATAGAAAAGAAGATAGATGCTGTAGAAAAACTGCACGATAAAGAAAGTCTAATGTGTGAGGAAATAAAAGACTTACTAGCAGAATTAAGAGATCAAGAAGAAGATAACATTGATGATGAAGATAATTTTGAAGAAGAAGATGACTTTGAAGATGAAGAAGAAATTGACGAAGAGGAAGAAAACTAATATAACAATTTAATTATAGGAGAAAAAAAATGGCAGTACATCATGGAAAATCTGGTGAAGTAGCAATCGGTGGAACAGGTGTCGGTGAACTAACTTCATTCACTTTAGAAACAACAGGAGATGTTGTTGAAAGTACAAAAATGGCAGACTCAGCAAAAACTTTTGTTGCTGGTAGAACTTCATTTTCAGGAACTTTAGAAATGCACTTTGACGAAACTGATTCAGCACAAACTCAAATGACGGCTGGAACAACTTTATCATTCAAATTATTACCAGAGGGTTCAACATCAGGTGATAGAAAATTTGAGGGTTCTGGTATCGTTACAGGAATGAGTGTAAATCAACCACTTGACGGAGTAGTTGCAAGAAGTGTTACTTTTCAAGGAACTGGTGCTTTAACAATAGGAACTGAATAATATTGATATATGTCAGTTATTGACATCGCTAAATCACATTTTGAAAACATAGGTGTTCAATCTATGGAAGTTTCCGAATGGAAAGATGAAAATGGCAAACCAGTTATTTTATATTGGAATCCTATTACACTTTTAGAGAAAAATAGACTTCTTAAAAAATCAGATAATCTTAATGACATAGCAATTTTAGCTGATGTTTTAGTTATGAAAGCTTTAGATAAAGATGGTAAAAAAGTATTTAAGCTTGAAGATAAAAAAAAAATAAAATTTACACCTGAAATTAAGAATTTACTTACAGTAGCAGATAGATTAAAAATAACTTTATCCGAACTTTTAAAAATGGAAGTTTGGGAGTATAACCATTGGGTATCATATTTTATGATAGAGAATGAAGAACACAAAGAAGCAATAAATAAGTCAAAGTATAAATAATGGCACAAAATTTAAAGATAAACATAACTGCAAAAGATAAAACACAACAAGCTTTTCAAGGTGTTAAAGGAAGATTAAAAGGTTTAAAAGATTCAATATTTTCAGTTCAAGGTGCATTAGTAGGACTTGGTGGTGGTTTAGCAATTAGATCAATAGTTGGTACAGGAAGAAGCATAGAAGATTTACAAGTTAGGTTAAAACAATTATTTGGTTCAACTGAAGAGGGTGCAAAAGCTTTTGATGTGATGGCAAACTTTGCCGCTAAAGTTCCATTCTCACTTGAGCAAATTCAACAAGCATCAGGTAATCTTGC